AGTCCTACTTACAGCCCGGACAGGGGCTATCGAAGCACGGCGTGGAGCGCTTTGAACTGACGGACGAGGCACGTCACCACTAGGCGCCAGAATACGCGATACCGTCCCAAGGGCAGAGCCCACGAATGGCCGAACAACCGGCCAAATACGTGAAGCAACCGACCCGAGGGCGGTCATGAGCGTCCCGATGGAGTTATAGCTAGCAGGGAAGACATTCGGCAAATCATGCACAAGCGCATAATAAGCCTGCATGGCCTGCGGGCTAAACTTCAACGGCGGTTTTGCGAATTGTCGCACGGGGGAATCAAACGTAGGAACGAACTCCAGTCCGTCGATAGACTTCAGAGTGACCGTAGCAGCGGGATCAAGTCCGCGGAAAAGTACGATCGCAACATGAAGATTATCGATGGCTGAATCGTGGTACAAGTTGGGCGCATTTGAAGTGCAACCAACATCATACGACGACAAACCAACGCGGCGTGTGAGGAATCGAGGTTTAACACCGATAGGTGTGTAGCGCCCCAGACTCGACAATGTCGTCGCGAATGGATCAACCAACGGCGGGGCAGACGCGATCATATCACCCTCCATAAAATACGGAGTGTTGAATGGTTGCGTCGGCCCCGACAGACGAATGGGAACATAAACACCATCCCGAGCCTGCCCAACATATACTTTGGGATCAGACAGGGTCATGGCGGCTTCCTGAAGTGGTATGGTGGCTTCGAGACCGCGAACCACCAACGGCTGCGACCCCACGACTGGTGTACCATCCAACTCCAACTCTCCCCGAGAAAATTTGCGATCCAACTGACTGCAGTAAACAGTGCCTTGGTTTGTTAAGGCGGAAGCAGTGAGGTAAGCCGTCAGGCTACTATACTGTTTCCGCCATTCCCAAGGCCTGGAGTCAGGCATGTCAGAACGCACTTGCAAGGGGAGACCCGATGGGACACCAAACACGTCGGAGATGTCGGATATCGAGTTGGGTTGGATGTAGATGGGACCAGCCGTGAGGGTAGCGCCGGCGGCGGCGAAGTCGAAGCCTGCATCTCCCGTGTACAAACGCATAGCCACCACATCACCTGGGTACTTGATCGCCAACATATCCCATGTTGGTGTGGTCAAGCCAGCAGGTGCTGAGACAACATGTTGCACTTTGTATTCCGGACGAACAGTGGCAACGTACGATTCATCAGGCATGCCAGGGGATTCACCAGTATAAGCAGGATGGGCAGCTTTCACTATCCAATCAACCGCTTGCTTGTCAATCCCTAGGCCTTCTAAACGCTTCATCAGGTCGCTGTGGTACATAACGGAGGTGTGGGAGTAATCGATTCTTGTCCAGATTCGTAGCGGTCGCGCAGAGAGAGTTCAGTTGCAGAAGGAATGGGCCAATCGACCTTGGTCATCGCACACGACGTTGCCCGGAGGCGCGGCCGTACGTGTGGGATGAATATCGAATTCGCTCATATCCTGCATATCTGATCTCAACTCCGGGCCAGGCGTAACGACTGGCCTGACGTTGATGTCGCTGTTGTCGACTTCAATGATTTTCGTAATCAATGGATGAGCGACAACACCAACACAACCTTGTAAACCACCAAAGAACTGTTCCAAATCCTCGATCTCCGCTGGGTCAGTGCGGTACTTTGCACAAAATGATGCAAGCACATCACACGGACCCAGTGCCTCTTGTGCACCATCACGCAACCAATACTTGTCCAGGTAATAACGCTCCCCACGTGGTTCACGGTCATGGGCTGCCAAAAAAGCGCCCATGACCGGCAAACAACCACTGAGGCAATTCATACCCGTGACAACACCATGCATGTAATCATCATGAGCGCGGGCAGACGGCGGCGCAACACTCCAAAATAACCGGGTCATGTTCCGACCAGGTTTAGGGGTGAAAATGCACCGCGCGTCAGAAGTGGTAAAGAAAGTGCCAGAGATGAAGGACACATCGAGGACGTCGTAAAACAACCGTGCCTCTGGCTCAATGCCTGATGTCCGTTCAACCCGTAAGAAGGCCTCCAACGGCAAGTCGGGGTCGGGCATTATGGCCAACAGATCATCACCTGCAACAATAATGTCTCCGCTAAGACCAAGCTCCACAAACATGTGGGCAGTGATCATAGCGTTGACTATACTATTGCCAAGCGACGTATCATTGTGGCCTGACTTGCACGTTCCCTCCAACTTATACCGCAAGGTAGCTCCATTGGCACTTCCGGCGCCATACACCGTGAAACAGTCCAAAGCATACTCATAGAGCCCAGGTACCAAACGGTAAAAAGGTTCCTTGAGTGCCATGTGGGCCATCTGCATGGTGGCGTCCCAATTCTTGCCATCACGTTCATAAAACACCGGGTTGGCGATGTCATGAAGAACATCTGTCATCCAGTCTCCGATCATGCGCATGTTCATGCCACTGGCAAAAGTCACGCGCACACCGGGAGCGAATTCGACGCGTCGAAATGAGAACAATGCCTTCTGCAAAGTCCCAAATTCACGCGCCCACCACTCCTGTGACGACAGCGAATCATAACCTTGGATGAGCCGGGCTTTAGTTGGCAATGACCCGTCGAGTGACACGTGGAGCTCCCTCTTAACGAAGCTCTTGACGTGATCAGCCCGAGGCGGGTCAAACAACATGCTCTTATCAAGCTCCGCCAGCCGCGCCTGCGACCAGCGATCCCGCCACTTCGGAAAATAGTCGATTGAGGTAGTAACATACGCAGATTGGACAGCAGGCAAAAACGACTGGATCGACTCGAGGATACGCGAAAAATTCGCTGTAACCACGGGTTGAATCCGGCCATGCCGGTTGACCAATGCATTATGCATGTTACAACCACAACCCCGACAGACGGTAGGCACGCGAGCAGCAAGGCCTAACAAAGTAGCGCCAAGCTGACTCTCGCGTGTACAGTCGAGCGGGGGTCGACACATGATCCGATGCTTCGGGTCCAAGCAATCCTCATCACCACGCCCGAGACAGACAGTATCAGTAACATTCGAGGCGAGGGTTTGAAACCCAAGCACTTCAGGAAGTACGACGCTGCCCGAAACAAGCTGGCCAAGAGGATTGACATCACCTAGCCCAATGTGAACTGATTGATCACTTGCACGGGCGGGTCGGCGTCGGCCGCGCTCACGCACATGCAGTATCAATTCAGTTGATGCGACGACAGCGACCGGAACAGCATCTAGGACATCAAGGCGGGGTTTGTGGATGAGTGCGATATAGACGAAATAGAGGACCACAACAAGCACAAGCAAACGCATCGGGAACCAGGAACATGACATGAAAGTTTGGAAAGGAGTGTCATCTTGGAGTATATTATGGATCTCATCCATATCACTCTCAGTACGACGACTGTCCTTTGCAACTCTCTTCAAATCCTTGATACGCCGATGATACGCTGCGAGGCAAAGCGAAATGAGTTCGGAGCTGCTAGGAGTAGGGGCGCCAGGCGTACGGCGCATAATCCTCTTAGCAGCTGGTGCGAACAACATAATCGCTTTCATGATCTTCCTCCGCCCAACCACCTCATGTGTAACAACCTGCGCGGCTTCATCCGCCGCAGCAACGTTGGACTCACAATCCCACCCGAATGTCCCATGCGACCGGAGACGCCGGCGCCACACCCACGTTGCGCCCCACCGGAACGGCCACGTCGCTAACCCAGCAACAGCCGCGACACACCCACCAACTGTAATCGCATGACAAACCACGCTAGAACAGCATGCAAACAGAACACGTATCAAAATGATTGTGCTGGCAATGAAGTCCACAAGTGCAGAATACACCGTGGGGCTCACAGCCATCTGAGCATTTGGCAGAACCGGCACAATGGCCGGGGTCACGGTTGCAACTGAAGCAACAGGCGTCACGGCGGGAGGCGGGGGAGTGGCTATGATGGGGCGCGGGTTCCGGATACGAACGCCATAAATGACACTCGCGTCTGGGAACCTACGATGCACGTAGGCCCCAACCGGAACGTTAAGACCCCATTTCATAACACTCGACCCCGACTCGTTCGACGCAACGTCAACCACCCTCACCCACCCCGGCAGGCTAGTAGCAGCACTGCGGGCAACCTCCACGACGACCACGTTGGCGGGGCTCCCAACACGCCCCCGAGCCAAGTCGGGGGCCCATTGTTGTAGAGCCGCGTCAAGACTGTAAGACGGTCCATCCCCTGCATTGTCCGAGCTGTACCCCACACCGGATCGCCGTGCCCGAACCATAGCCGCATGAACCTGTGGGCACGTCGAATCGACGCGCTGACAGCCATAGGGGCGAGGTTGGACATACTTATCGACCAGGTGCTGTTTGGCGGCACGCTCAACAGCGGATGTGTGGCTGGATTCAATGTTGTCGGCAGCTTCCGGATCATCGGCTGCATGCACAACGTCCAACCACTGTTGGGCCTCACGGGTCCTCTGCCACTGAATCGGTACCGTAGCCGACGTGCGCGTAATGACGCACGTGGCCGGAGCCGTCCGTGGTTGGAGGTGGAGGCGCTCAAGTGCACGACGATGACGACGCTTCGCCACGGCGCCAGCACCACGACGGACGCGGTGGTTAATGGCGCGCTCGATGGAGCGTCGTTGTCGTGAGTTGAGAGCCTCAGGTGGTGG